CAAGGCCGTGGAGGTCAGCACCCCTACCACAAAGGGCCACAGCGCCATTGCCAAGGCATATGTCACCGGCACCATGGAGCGTTGGAAGTCCAAATGCCCGCACTGCGGCGAATATCACGAGATTCGCTGGGAGAACATCCGCTTTGACTATGAGGAATCGGTGGTCGAGGATGCAAAAACATACATCGTCAAAAATATCATGTATTTTTGCCCTGGGTGCGGTGCAGTGTCCACGGAGGCGCAAATGAAGCGGGCTCCGGCAAAATGGGTGGCAGAGAACCCAGCGGCATACAAATCCAATCGGTGCCGCTCCTTCTGGCTGAATGCCTTCGTGAGTGCCTGGGAATCCTGGGAGCATATCATTGTGGAATACCTCTCGGCCCGTGGAGACACAAACGCCATGAAGACCGTCTACAACACGAAATTTGGAGAACTGTATGAAGACCGCGACGGGCTGGTGGACGAAGATACCATGCTGTCCCGGCGGGAGGAATACGGCATCCCGGACAAAGATGGTGTGGTCAAGGCAGAACTGCCGGAGGGCGTGCTGGTGCTGACCTGCGGCGTTGATACCCAGGATGACCGCCTGGAATATGAGGTGGTCGGCTGGGGGCACTTCGGAGAAAGCTGGGGCATCCAGAAGGGCATCATCATGGGAACCCCCAACTTGGACAGCACCTGGGCGGCTCTTGATGATGTGCTTGACCATGTATACAGCTTTGAAAACGGTGTTGGGCTGCGAATCTCCATGACCTTTGTGGACGAGGGCGGTCATTTCACGCAGGAAGTCCGCGCCAACTGCAAGGCCAGAATTTCCAAGAAGGTGTTTTGTATCAAGGGCTTCCCAGGTGAGGGTACCCCATACACCGCGCCGCCAAAAACCATGAAAATCGTCATCAACAAGCGGACGCTTGGAACCTGCTGGCAGTATCAGCTGGGCGTGGACTCCGGCAAGCAATTGATTATGGACAGCCTGAAAGTGGAGACCAAGGGCGCGAGGTATTGTCACTTCCCCAAGCGGGATGACTATGGGAAAGCATATTTCTGGGGTCTGCTTTCAGAACGGCTGATTTATAACACCAAGGCAAAGCGCAACCCATGGCAATGGGAGAAAATTCCGGGGCATGAACGAAACGAGGCGCTCGACTGCCGAAACTATGCGCAGGCGGCGTTTAAGGTGCTGCCAGTGGATTTGGATGCCATAGACCGTCGGCTGAAACAGGCGGCGGGGCAGAAGGCCCCAGGGACGGAGGCATCCCAAGCGGCACAGGCGCCCAAACCCCAGCGAAAGGCCCGCCGGAAAAAGGCACAAAATGATTTTTATGATGGGTGGTGAGCGACATGACAGATACGACTGAAATCAAAACGCGGCTGGTGTTCCGAAAATCGGCGCTGGAAAAGCTGCGTGCCGCCTATCTGGCCCTGCTGGATGGCGGCGTGAAATCGTACATGATTGACGATCGGCAGCTGACCCGGTTTGACATTGACAAACTCAAGAACGAGATTGACGAGATGGAACAGGAAGTTGACCAGCTGACAGCACTTCTGAATGGGAAAGGCCGCCGGAAATCGGTGGGCGTGGTCATTCGGGACTGGTAAGGATAATACCCGCAAGGGATTATCAGGGCAGCGCGCGCAGTTTGCTCCTTTCGGCGCGTGCTGCCCGCAATAAATAAACGATTGGAGGTGCCAACAATCAAAACGGAAAAAATAAAGCAGGATTCCACGCGGTATGCAAAGGGATACTCCGATGCAGGCGCCAGCACCACGAAACGGGCGCTGAAAGGATTCATCGCAAACTCTGGGGCTCCCAACGAGGACATCAACTGGAACAACATGACCTTGCGCCAGCGATCCAGGATGCTCTATATGACCTCTCCTGTCGCGACATCTGCCATTGACATCAATCGCACAAAGGTTGTTGGAACAGGGCTGACCCTGCAAAGCGCCGTAGACCGTGACATCCTGGGCCTTTCGCCGGATACTGCACGGGCCTGGCAGAAGCGCACCGAAGCGGAGTTTCAGCTGTGGGCGAACAAGCCCCAGAACTGTGATGCAATCGGCATGAATACCTTCTCTGGCTTACAGCAGCTGGCGGTAAAGTCCTGGCTCGCCTCCGGGGATGTTTTCGCCGCCGTGAAGCACATCCAGGTCAGCAAGCTACAGCCCTACAGCCTCCGGCTCCACCTGATTGAAGCAGACCGCATCAGCACACCGAACGACTACGGCGGGAAGACCCTCTATGGAAATACCGACGGGAAAAACCCGGACACAGGGAACCGCATCTATGACGGCGTGGAGGTGGACGGAAACGGGCGTGTTGTTGCCTACTATGTCCGCAGCAACTATCCGAATCAGATTACAACGGACAAGACGACATGGACCCGGGTGGAAGCCTTTGGCCCGCGGACAGGACTGCCGAATATGCTCCAGATTATGGACGCTGAGCGGCCCGACCAATACCGGGGTGTGCCGTACCTGGCGAAATCCATTGAGCAGCTGCTGCAGCTCCGTCGCTTCACAGAATCAGAACTGACGGCGGCTCTGATTCAGAGTTTTTATACGGCGTGGATCAAGACCAACTCCGGCGCGGAAGAACTGCCCTTCGGAGAAATCGGGGCCGGAGACATCCAAGGTGTTCCCAGCGCAGACCCGGACAGGGACAACATCAGCCGCAGTGAAAATGAGTATGAGCTTGGCCCGGGTGTGATAAACGTATTGGAGCCGGACGAAGAGATTGTCTTCGGAAACCCCAACATTCCCAGCACCAACTTTGACACCTTCGTCAAGGTGATATGCCGCTCCTTGGGCGCACAGCTGGGCGTCCCATATGAGGTGCTCCTTATGGAGTTCAACAGCTCCTATTCCGCATCCAGGGCGGCGCTGTTGGAGGCATGGGAGGGCTTCAAAATGCGCAGAACCTGGCTAATTGATCGCTTCTGCCAGCCTGTATATGAAATTTGGCTATCCGAAGCCATTGCCCGAGGCCGTATCAAGGCTCCGGGCTTTTTTGATGACCCCGTTATTCGCGCGGCGTGGTGCGGCGCCAAATGGATCGGCCCGGTGCAGGGCAGCCTAGACCCGCTGAAGGAGGCGAAGGCCGACATCCTGCTGATTGATGAGGGAATCAAGACCCATGCAGAGGTCACGCGGGAAAAGACCGGCGGCGACTGGGACGACAACGTGGCCCAGCTTGCGCTGGAAAACAAAATGCTCACTGCGGCTGGCGGGAAAACCACGCAAATCAGCATGACGGTCACCGATGAAGAAGAAAATGGAGGGAATGAACAAGGATGAAGTTTAACGCAAAGCGCGAATTTTACACCATGGCCACGGTGAGTGAGGATTCCGCGGAAATCGTTATGTACGGCGACATCGTGGCAGCCCAGCCAACGGACTGGAATGGGGAGCCAATCCCCGGCAGCTATATCATTCTGGACGAATTTATGGATGACCTTGCACAGATAAAGTCGTGCAAGAACATCCTGATTCGCATGAATTCCTGCGGCGGCGACGCTGGGGTGTCCATCACCATCCACAACAAGCTCCGAGAACTGGCCCGGGCCGGAACCAAGATTACCTGTGTGGTGGATGGCGTTGCCATGAGCGGCGGCAGTCTGATTGCCAGCGCCGCAGACCATGTGCAGGTCTATGAATCCAGCCTATACATGATTCACCTGTGCCTTGGATTCGCATTCGGATGGTACAACGCCGAGGACTTGCGAAGTCTGGCGGCATCCAACGACGCTTACGACAAGGCCCAGGTTGCTATTTATGTCCGCAAAACCGGCATGACCGAGGCAGAAATTCGGTCCATGATGGCGGAAACCACCTATCTCACAGGCCGGGAGGCTGTGGAAAAAGGCTTTGCGGACGAACTGCTGGAGGACGAGAGCGCCCCGGCGGTTGCCGCCAGCGCAGACCGAAAATCCCTGGTTGTGCATGGGCGGAGCATCCACATGGCAAATGGGATGACCATCCCGGAAAGTATTCCCACGGTTACAGCAGGCGCGGAAGCAACCCACGCACCTGATGTAAATAAAAATCTGCCGGAGACATCCGGCGAAGGAGGAAACGCAATGACCATTGAAGAACTGAGACAGGAGCACCCGGAGCTGGTTTCCGAAATCGAGGCTTCTGTCTCCCACGACAGTGCCGTGGCTGCGGAACGTCAGCGGCTTCGGGAAATCGACCAGATTTCCGGGCTGTTTGCTGACGAACTGGTGCAGGAGGCCAAATATGGCGAGCATTCCTGTACCGCCCAGGAGATGGCCTACCGTGCGGCACAGCAGGCGGCACAGCAGGGAACGGCCTTTGTGCATGACATGGAGGCGGACGGTGCCGCATCCGGCGCAGAAAATGTGGGCGCTGCGCCTGCGCCCCAGGACGGAGACACACCCAAAACCGACGAGCAGAAAATGTCTGCCGCTCGTGCCAGCGTGAAGGCCGCGCTGGGAAAGGAGGAAAAGTAAGATGACTGAACTCGCAACCAAACTTGGTGAGATGGAATATGACAATCTGCTCATTGGCACCATCCCTCCCATCCAGACCGCCTACGGCATCATTCGCAAGCTGTCTACGGCCGCAACCATCAAGCGCGGCACCATCCTCGCCAGAAGCTTCGGCTCTGCCGGGGACGGCAAGCTGGTCGTGCTGGGAACCACTGCTGCGGCGAATGAAACGCTGACCCCGAACTGCATTCTGTGTGATGACATTGAGGTGGGTACCACCGCGGATGAACTGGTGGCGGTGTACACCGGCGGCTGCTTCAACGCTGACCGGGTAACCGTCAAGGACAACTATTCCATCACGGAGACCGACAAGGACGACCTGCGCGTGCGGGATATCGTCCTGAAAGCGGCGGCTCCGGCTGTGTAAGGAGGGAAAACAATGCCTGAACTGAATTTTTTTGACAATTATGTGCTGATGGCTGTCTCTGAGGAGATTGTGCCCCAGCAGAGCTTCTTCCGTTCCCGGTACTTCCCCACCGGGGATGGTGACGTCTTTGCCGCCGACAAGGTGCTGACCGAGTACCGCAATGGTGACCGCAAGATGGCGGCCTTTGTGTCCCGCCGGATCGGGGATATTCCCATGGAGCGCCAGGGCTATGAGATTCATGAATATCAGCCCGCCTACATTGCGCCCTCCCGGACCCTGTCGGTGGATGAGCTGACCAAGCGCGGCTTCGGGGAGGCACTGTACAACGGCTCCACCCAGGCCCAGCGTGCAATCCGTCTGCTGGCAGATGATATGGCAGATATGGAGCGCCGGATTGCCCTTCGGGAAGAATGGATGGCGGCGCAGACCATGATCAACAACGCCTGCACCATGCAGACCTACATCGACAACGACACCCAGGGCGAGACCCTGCACGTCCAGTTTTTCAGCACCGCAGCCTCCGAGCATCTCTACACGGTGAATGCCGGCGGCAAGTGGGACGGCGCCAACGGCGACATCCGCGGTGATGTGCGGAATATGTGCAAGATGCTGTCCCGCCGGGGCCTGCCTGCGGCTGACCTGGTGCTGGGCGTGGATGCAGGTGACGTCCTGCTGAAGGACGAGGAATATCGGGAGATGCTCAACACCACCTCCGGCGTGATGGTGGGAACCATCCGGGAGCAGCTCTCCAGCTACCCCGGCGTCGTGTTCATGGGGCAGCTGAACTTCGGCGGGTATAACCTGAATGTATTCTCCGTGGATGAAACCTACATGGACAACAGCAACCAGGAGCAGTCTATGTTCCCGGCTACCTCTGCCATGGTCACGGCGCCCGGCTGCGGGCACATCATGTATGGGCAGATCACCCAGATTGACTATGGTCAGGCTGACCCGACCACCCATGTGGGCATCCGCGTGCCGAAGCTGGTGGTGAACCAGGACAACGATATTCGCAAGCTGCGTTTGGGCACCCGTCCCCTGGCGGCACCCAAGAGCTACTGCCCGTACATCTACGCCGCGGACGTGGTTGGATAATCCGCCGCAGGAAAGGAGCATGACATGGTGAAAGTCAAGATTCTCAGTGGCGGCTATGGGCTGTCGTATACCTATCAGACCAAGAAGGGCACCAAGCGCGGCACAAAGCTGATTCTGCGGGGCCAGACTGCGGAGCTCCCGGAGGAAGATGCCCAGCGGCTGATTGCGCTGGGACAGGCCGTCCAGATTGCGGAGCAGCCGGAGGAAATGGAGCCTGACGGTGACCAGGAAGCATCCACAGACAGCCACGGCGACGACACGCCCGAACCTGACAAGGAGCAGGAGACGGAGGCCAATGCGCCTGCCGCCGACGGGGACAACGTCGAGCCGGAGGACGATGAGGTGGAGCCGGAGCCGGAGCCGGAGCCGGAGGAAGATGAGGTGGAACTGTCCACACTCTCCGTCCAGCAGCTGAAAGAAATCTGCACAGATGCCGGAATCGACATCAAGGGCCTGAACTCCAAGGCAAAGCTGATTGCGGCCTATGAAGCAAAGGCACTCCCGGAACTGGGCGCAGAGGACCCGGTATGAGCGGGTTCCTTGATATGGTGGCCCGGGACAACGCGAATGTATTTCTGAATTTGAATGAGTTCGCCAAGCCCCGGAACATCATCTATGACGGGGTGACCTATACGGACGTGCCGTGCGTGGTCAATGGATTCCAGGAAACCAAGCGCTCCACCACGGCCTCTGACCACTCCATGGGAATGTATAAGGTCACCCAGATTCTGCACTGCACCAAGGCATCCATCGGCGGCGTTCAGCCGGAGCAAGGCACCCGCATTAGGATTTCCGACGAAGACGATGCAACGTACTTCTGGGAATATTATGTGGCCTCGTCCAACAACGAGGAAGGAATGCTCCGAGTGGAACTGGAGGGCATCTACGAATGAGCATCATGGAGATTACCCCGGTGTCGGCACTGACACTGGAAAAAGCTGAGGTCTTACTGCGCGGCGTCAGCGGCGGAACCACCAAGGCAGTCAAAAGCGCCATGCAGCGTGCCGTCAGCAAACTGAAAACCAGCACTTCCAAGGCTGTCCGGGAGCGCTATGCGATTTCGGCATCCGTAGCAAAAACCTCCCCTTCCATCCGATATACCATCGGGGATGGCGTGTCGGTGGAAATCGCGTGGAAAGGCGGAAAAATCCAACTTTCCAAATTTCAGGGTTCCTCCACCTCCCCCTCTTGGGATATGTCCCGGTTGGTGGCAATTCCCAAGAAGGGCAGCTGGGTACAGGTGCATCCCGGCAAGGAGGCAAAGGCCCATGTGCTGACTTCCACCGGCGCACAAACACTGACCAATACATTTGTGGCGCGTTTCCAGTCTGGGCACGCCGGGATTTTTGAACGCACCGGCGGCACCACAAGCACCGGCGCGGAGAAGATTACCGAGAAAATGGGGCTTAGTGTCCCGCAGATGGTCGGAAATGACCAGGTCTACGAGGGAATCAGCGCGGAGACCATGGAAACGCTGGACGAACGCCTAAACCATGAGATTCTGAGGCTTTTGGGGGTATACGGATGACGACCAATGAGTTTCTTGACGATTTGTGCGCTTTCATGAAGGAGGCCACCAAAAACCTGCGGCTGCCTGTCCGTCCCACAAAGGAGGTGCGGGAACCGATTGCCCGGGCGCCGGAGGTCTACAAGATGCGGCTGCCGGATGCAAAATCCTACCAGGACAAAGCGCCGTATCTAATCAACCGTGTGGTACTGATTGAAGACCACCAGAACCCAGGGCAGAGAGGCAAGGCAACGTGTACCGTCTGCACCTCGTTCTGTGTCTACAGTGACGATGAAATGCAGGGCGCACTGTACCTGCTCAACGTCATAGAGGATGTGCGGCAGGCAATCCTGCGGGAACAGCTGATTTCCAATCTGTATCAGGTGGTCATGGATGAGGGCATACAGTCCGCCATTTACGACAATCAGCCAGCACCGTTTTTCATTGGAGAAATGGTGTCAGTGTGGACAATTCCCACAATCGAAAGAGAGGTATCAAAATGGCTGCGAAAGTAACCACAAAACAGGCTGAGCCTGAAACCATTGAAGCGGAGAAGCCTGCGAGCATCTCCGCTTCGGTTTATATTGGGCCGAGCATTCGCGGGTACATTCAGACTCTGACCATTTATCCCGCATCGAAGGAACAGGCGCCGGAGCTCCCGGAACTGGCGTTTGCACTGGAAAAATATCCGGGCATTGCAGACCTGGTTGTCCCTGTCGAGGGTCTGCTGGAAGCCAGACAGGACATGAACACATCTGGTACGGCACTCAACAAGGCGCTGGCGGCGCTGAAAGAGGCTGTCCAGAAGAAATAAGGAGGAATCCATATGAATCACGGTGTATACACCAGCCAGCAGGCAACCAGCGTGTCGGTTCCGGCATCGGTTGAATCTGGCATCCCGTTCATCGTCGGTACCGCCAAATTTTCCGATGCTCCGACCGCAACCAAGGCCACCGTCAACGTTCCTGTGATTGCCTACACCTTCGATGAAGCGGAGGCGGCACTGGGGTACAGCGACAGCGATTGGGACAAGTACACGCTCTATGAAGCCATGTACGCCTACTTCAAGCTGTTTGGGGTTGGACCTGTTGTATTCTGTGCCGTGGGCGAGGATGCGACTGCGGCAAACGCACAGTCGGCGGTTATCGCTGGCATTGAGCAGATCGAGCTGTGCAGCAATATGTTCGGCCTGGTGCCGGATTTGATTCTTGCACCCGGCTTTGCTGGTGCGGCAGCAGTGCAGGCCGTTATGATGACCAAGGCGGCAAAAATCAACGACAAGTATCAGGCCAGGGCTGTGCTGGATATTGAAGCCGCCACCTATTCGGCGGCAATCACCGCCAAAACCGGCGGAAGTTTCGATGAGCGCGGCATCCTCGCATTTGGACGCCCCAAGAGCGGGAACCTTGTATTCCACGGCTCCACCTACCTGGCGGCGCGCATTGCGGAGACGGACGGCGACAACGAGGGGGTCCCCTATGAATCCCCGTCCAACAAGTATGTGCCCATGGATGCACTGCTGAACAACAGCGGAACGGCGCTCCTGCTCAGCGAGAGCCAGGCCAATCTGCTCAATGCCCAGGGCATCGTCACGTTCATCAATGTGGGCGGTCAGTATGTGGCGTGGGGCAACTACACCGCCGCATATCCGGGCAGTTCTCATGTGGCGGAGATTTCCATTCCCATCGCTCGGATGTTCGACTATGTGCGGAAGGTCATCACCCAGACGTTCCGGGACAAGGTGGACAACCCCCTGGATACCAGACTGCATGACACCATCAATGACAGCGTGAACATCTGGCTTAGCGGGCTGGTAGGCGCTGGCTATCTGATGGGCGGGCGCTGCGAGTATATCTCGGACGAGAACTCCACCACCGACTTGATGGCTGGTATCATCCATTTCCATGTGTACATCACGCCGCCTGGCGCTGCGCAGGAGATCGATTTTGCAATCGAATACGACGCGAGCTACCTGGAAGAAGCTTTTGCATAAGGAGGGATAACTGATGGCACAGGATCGCAGAGATCAGGCGATTATCAACTTTGAAGTCTATGAGAACAAGACCAATTTCCTCGGCATTGCCAAGGCCACGCTGCCGAACCTGTCTTTCCTCGTACAGACTATGAGCGGGTCCGGCATTGCCGGCAACGTGGAGGCTGTGATGGTGGGCCAGATGGACAGCATGAGCCTGTCCCTGGACTGGCGGAACCTCACCAACGAGTCCGCCTCTCTTATGACCCCGGTTCGGCACAACATCGAACTGCGGGCCGCCCTGCAGGTGGAAGACCCGGTCAAGGGCACCGTGGAGGTTCGGAGCGTCAAGCACGTATTCACGGTCATGCCCAAGACCATGACTGGCGGACAGATCGCGCCGGCATCCACTGGGGATGCTGGCTCTGAGTACGCTGTTCGTATGTGGGCATTCTACATCGATAACAAGGAACAGCATTACCTTGACCCGTTCAACAGCATCTGCCGGATCAACGGCACGGATTATGCGGCATCTACCCGCAAGGCGCTGGGCAAGTAATTCACACAAAATCCCGGGGAGATACACACTCCCCGGGAGCATTTTTGAAAGGAGCGTATCACAATGGCGCTGAAAAATAGCAACACCGACATGGAAATCGTAGAGAACACCGTCACCATCGACCCCGAGGAATTGGAGGCCGCACAGCAGGCCGAGGCTGCGGGAATTGATGTGGGCGCGGCAGTTGTGAAGCTGCGGAAGCCCTTGCAGTATGAGGGTAAGGAATACAAAGCGCTT